GCCTGCTTTACAGCCACAGGCGCAGCAGACCAACCCCAAGTTCCGGTCACACGCACACTAGCCTCACCAATGTTTGTGCCAAACACATAATCGCCAACAGCGCGGATGCGTGTCGCAGGCCAACCAGTCAAACCATCAGCGCGACCATTCAAAGGCTCAAGCTGGTAATCGGTGGCTGCCCAAGTCTGGTCAAAGACAGCATCTAGATCAGCCGACACGACAAGACTGGTCAACGAAATCAAGTCATCAATCTCACAAATGATTCGGTCTTCAGGTGTGAACAGTCGGGTTGCTGTGCCATTGGCATAAAAGTTGCGACCAGCGAAACCATCAACCAAGCGCGAAGCCGACTCAACAGCCGTTTCCAACAAAGTGTCATCAATCGAATCTGTGATGCGCAACGCCGCCTTGACCTCAGCGAGTGTGCAGTAACCGTTAGTAATAGCCAAAATGACTCCTAAAATCTATGGTTCTAGTTTAGCCGTTCGTTAGTCGTGCCTTAATAGCAGTCGTGCTAATGCCATCCGTATAAGGAATGTAAACCAAACCAATGCTGCGCTCATCCAACCAATCCTGGTCAAAGCCCATCTGATAGTAGTAATCGCGCCTAGCCCAATCGCTACCAATAATCACATAGTCAGGTCTGACCTGTTCGATAGTCGGTTTGGAATCTGCACCACCCATGTTCGGCACAACAGCTGCAACCCACTTGCAACCCAACAAGGTTGCTTCTCGTTCACGGTAAGTCATCACCGGTGCGCGGCCTTTGTATTCGACAATGAACTCGTCAGTGTTCAAGCTCACGATCACATCACCTATCTCGTGGCAGCGTTGCAGGAACGCCATGTGACCTGGATGCAACAAATCAAATGTGCCGCCTGTGTAAATCGTTGGTCGTTTCAATCCCATCGGTTTGCCCTTCGAGTTTGCAGTGTCCACGCATTAGCCTCTATACGGCCTTGTGTGGCGTTCTCAGCGGCTAACTGAAAGTTGTTAGAGTAAGACCTACCATTGACCGCTTGAAAGCCGCTGTGAAGCGTAGAACTGTTATTATGACCCATTCTGCAAGCAATGGTTTTCTTACTCACGGCAGCCAAATCAACCCTGCGCTCAAGGTCATCGTCATCAAAATAAAGCGGATAAAAGTTCTCATCATAAAGCCCAACCCTCTCAACCATGCCCTCACCAAAAACCACACCCGACCACTTAGGCACAATGTCTAAGAAGTTCAAAGCCTGCGTGTCAACCTGATCGGGGATGTTACCCAACTGCCCAGGCTCAAACCAAGCATCATCATTCACCAGCACCCAGTAAGGCGCATAAGGTGTGGTCTTCACAATCAGATTCCAAGCACCCACCAACCCAAGCCCAAACGGAACTTCAATGTGCCAAAGATTCTGCACCAGCTCAGGTTTAGTCGGTTGCCAAGTCCTAGTTCCCGAATTGTTAACCACCACCAAATGCTCAACAGGATAATCAATGCTGGCCAATAACCGGTCAGCCAAATCAAAACGCTTGAGAGTGCAAAACCCAAGAACAGGAATCACTTAAGAATCTTCTTCAACACCGGTTGCCAGTATTCCTGCCACACCTTCTCAGCACCAAAACCAGCAGCAAACTCAATCGCCTTATCAGACTTGCCACGAGGCCGGTCATAAGCTGCCTGCAACGCCGCCACAGTCTGCGGAATGTTCGGCACACTAAACCAAGACTTCTGCGCCTCATCCCACAACGGCTGACACTCAACCAACCAACCATCACCCACCAGTTCGGTGCTGGCACAAATGTCCGAAACAATAACCGGTGTGCCACAAGCCTGCGCCTCAATCGTGCCAACACCAAAACCCTCACCATAACTAACAGCCAGGTAAACATCCATCGAAGAATAGAACGCCGCCAAATGTTCCTGCGAATAGCCGTAACGGTAAGACACCTGATCGCAGAACACCACCTGATCACGAGTCAAACCACAGCTCGTCAACAACTGGTCAAGTTTCCAACCACCAAACGAACCGAACATATCGGTATGCAAATACAGCACAGCATCAGGCTTATCTTTGGCAAACAAACTGAACGACAAAAACGACTCAGCCACAGCCTTCCTATGAATCGCCCCTGAAGCCTTGTTAGCAAAATTCATACCCACAACAAAAGTGTCATCAGTCAAACCCATGTAATCACGCACAGGCACACCATCAACATCCCAAGTCGGCTGAAACACCGGCTCAACAGCGTGAGGCACAAACTCAGACTCCACACCATACTTAGCCAACTGTTCCTGACCCCAACGACTCATAGCAATCGGTGTCACATTAGGTCGCTTACACCACTCCAACACCAACGGCGGAACAGGGTTGTGGTCAATCGGTGTCCATGAAGCAATGTTCAGGTCGGCATACTTATCGCCGCGCATAATCCAAACATCGTAAAGAGTCACCAAAACATTAGGCAACTTGCCCTTCTTCTTTTCGATGGCCGCCACATGATGCAAATGATTCAACGGTGTCACATCCTGCGAATAAGGTTCAGCACCCCTGGCATACTCAGGCACAACACTATACTCAGAAGCCCAAGTGCCGTTCACACCCTCGCGGCCATAATTCGACAACACAGCCACATCAAGGCCATCACGGATCATGCGATTCAACACCTGATTCGACTGCACACCATAACCGGTCGGTGCTGTCGGTGAATTAGAAAACCAAGAAACAATGCCTTTGAGCATGGCACACCCTTTCGTAGATGAAAACAGAATAGCAACTTAAAAGGAAATCCCCCAAGGTCTACGCGCCTTAGGGGATTCCCAGTTTAGAACTTCGAGATTAGCTTGCGCCACCCTTGAAGTAACCAATGTGTGTTGCGTGGGTTAGTCCACCGTCAACACGAATCAATCCGCGGTAACTTGTTACATCGGTGTTGAATGCGAAATCGGTTGAGGTAGCAATTGAAACGCCACCGGCCACCCTCGCTTTAAACGCTGGCAAATACCCGAAAAGCACAGACTTCGCACCAACAGCAACAGCAGGAACAGCAGGGTTCTCGTAAACAGGGTAACCGAGCAAGGTTGCAGGCTGACCTGGAACTGCTGAGTTAGTCCAGATGTAGTTACCTGCACCATCCTTGAGCTTACGAGCAGCAGCGATACCGCTCTTAGCCATCATGAAGCCCAAGTTCGGAAGAACACGAGCACCTGCTTCGATACCGTAAACAAGGTCGATTAGGTTCTCGTAAGTAGCAGCACCTGAAACGCCAGTTCCACCAGTAACAACTGAGCCAGCAGCGCCGACAAGAGTTCCAGTTAGAACAGTGTTAGTCTGCACACCTAGCGACTCACCCAACTGCTGAGCAATGTAGCCGGTCAAGTTAAAGCCTGCATCGCTTACCAACTCGTTAGCAACATTCACGATCGCGCCATACTTGTAGGCGTTTAGCGTGATTGATGAGAAGGTTGGGTTTGACTCTGCAACAGTTCCACCAGCGGCAACCGAACCAGAAGTAGAAATTGCTGTTGCCGTAGGCAAAACAAGCGCCTCTCCACTGGCCGTGTTGAATACTTCAGAAGTCTGAAGCATTGGGCCAACAAGGGTAGCAATCTGGAAAACCTGGTCATAGAATGACTGGCCAACAGTGTTGCTTGATGGTGTTAGTGCTGCACGCATTTCACGGTTGAACTCGTGTGAACGAATCTCGCCGCGAGCGATAGCGCGAAGAACATCTGCATCGTCTGAAGTCTTAGCAACTTCTGGTGCAAATGAGCCAGCAGCCTCGGCAGCCTCAGCTGAACGCTGTGCAACCTTCTGAGCAGTAGCAATAGCAGCATCGCGCTGAGCAATGTCAGCTTCGATACGGTCAATCTTTTGTGAGTCTTCAGCAGTTAGTCCGCCACGCTTCTCAGCGTCATCCAAAACCTCACGCATTTGTGCGATTAGGTTGTTGCGAACTTCAGCCTGACCCTTGATGAAATCAGACATGATTTCCTTTCAAATAGGTTAGATGAATTGTCTGCCGTGAATAACACAGAACAGGTGGCCGCGCTAACGCTGAACCTAAGCACAAGTTTAGTGAACGCAATATAACTGCGTAAAAGAAAACCCCTGCCAGAAAAGGGTAAGAAAACTGGCAGGGGAAAAGAACTGCGATCTAACGAGTTTCTTTTGCCTCAGTCACACGAACTTCTTTGGCCGGTGCTGATGCGGATGCAATGTCTTTAACCAAGTCGGCAATAACACCGCTGCTAGGTGAACCAGCAATCTCATTGATGACCTTAATTGCAGTTTCGTATTCTTCTTTAGTAGGCATTACATTCCCTTCAATAGCAAATCAAGTTTCTTTTGTTTCAACGCAAGAATGTCGCCCTGGACTTCTTGCACTTCTTCTGTCTTAGTCAGTTTGGCAACAACCTCAGTGATGAGGCTTGCAGATGTCGGGTCAAGTTCCTCACCTGATTCCAACTTGAATAACGCATCTGCCAACTGGTCGGCATCAATGGTGTTTGATGAGCGGATAGACACAGTGCCTGAAGTGGCCTGATATGCCGGCCAACTAACGAGAGAAATCTCGAAAAGTCTGACAGCGTTCAAGGTGCGAACGCTACCTTCCCAAGTGTCTTTGATAACTGAAAATCCAAATGACATAGAGTCCACAGTTTTTGAACGAATAAGCTCTGCCACATCTCGACCACGGCTAGTGTTAGCCAGGCGAGCCTCAACCTTCAGCCCACGAGCATCCTCGGTCAGTTTCAAAGTGCCACCACGCACAGAAGCCAAAGGCTCACCAGCATCGTGATTCCACAACAACTTCACCTCATTGCGTGACTGCAAAGAACGCTTGAACGCACCAGGCGCAATAAACTCGCGGAAACCACCCAAGTCCTCAGACTCAGAATTAAACACGGCAGCGTAACCCTCAAAGGTCATACCGTCACCGGTTTCGCGAACCTCAAGTTCAATAACATTGACTCGTTCTTCATGCTTAGGTTTCGCACGATCTTCAAGACGGTTCACAATCGCTGTGGCCACATTAGCCCACTTAGCACGGTTGTCAGTTATCATCGAATCTCTTTCCTGCTCTGCTCTAATTCTAGCAACCACCGATTCTGCATAAGCCTGTGTGCGTTCAGCAGCTCGCTTACTTGGCCCACTGCCCCACAACAAATGCGCAACAACACCAGCAGACGGATAGTTGTCAGATGAAGGGTCAGCATCAGGTGAATCGAGGTCAGTCAAGTGTCTTGCAATCCAAGCAGCAATGCGAACCCACTTGTCATCAGACACAGTTCCCGAAACCATCTCACGCGCCTCAGCAATCGTGCGATCTACGACACCATCACCAGCCAAACCCTGCTCATAATAAGCAAGGCCACGACGAGCAGCTGCCCTCATGTAAGCCGGTGCTTCCTGATCTATTGCACGCGCTTCAGGAACATCAGGAACATCAGCCGGTGAAATAGCTGTTATACCCAAATCTGCATAGGCCGCACGAATGTCTGCATTGTCATCCACAGCAACCATCACATTGTAAGTTTCCAGCAACTTCTCAGCTGTCTGCTTCTTCCACTCAGTCGAATCTAAATCAGCGTTCGGCTTCATCAGCAACTGGTCATAATCAACATCCAACGAATCCAACTCAGCCACCGTGTCAGTGCGCTCAGACTCCAACCTTGCCGTGATGATTATTAGTTCTGTGTCTTCAAAACTGTCAAAATAGGCATAAACCTTTTCATTCTTGTCACCCTGAAAAGTGACCAAAGTGCCATCAATGTCTGCAATGTTCGCCTGTGCATCACCAACAGCAGCACCCTCAACAGTTGGCAAATCAGCAATCTTTGTCAAATCAGCAACAGGCACAAGCGCCAACAACATTGACTCAATGTAAATGCCTTCAGAATCTTCATAGATTTTTACCTGAGCATTTTCGCCCTCAACTTTGTAAACCTCACCAAACATGGTGTCTTCGCCATCAGCCCACTGCACATAATCGCCAACAGACAACTCACCAACAGCAGCTCGTTCACCACCAAAAGATTCATCCGTGGCAATGCTCACAGCAACAGCCTGATCAATGGCCGACTGCTTATCGCCATGACAACCCAAAATCACACCGGCCTCATCGACAACAGCCCAACCACCCTTGCAACCCTCACGGTCTTTAGCAATGAAATACGGCATCAGGTCACCTTCAAATAACTGACTAAATGATTTGTTGAACTAGACACAACCCAGACCGCATCGCCTGGCGAAACCTGAATCTCTGTCGTGTCCGTTTTCTCTAAAATTAGGCCGTTAGCCGTAGTTACATCCGAACCGCCCAAGTAAAGATTTATCTGATTGTCGTTGTTGTGAATGTGCAAACGGTAAACACTTTGGCTTGTGCCATCAATCTGCACTCGTGTCGTGCCAACAGTAAGTTGACCAGAACTAATCGCCATCAGTAAACCGTGCCAGGGTCAGCAGGGTCAATCTGTGCAACAGGTTGCAGCTGAGTGCTAGGAACGCCTGTGTGCATGATCGGTGGCAAACCAAGACCAGCCAAAGTTTCGGCAGGGTCAAAACCAACCTGAATAAGCATCTGCGCCATCTTGACACGCTTTTCTTCTTCAATCACGGCGGTCTGTGCCAAGTCAATGTTTGCCAACGGCACACGGAACTGGTTGCCATCAGGCACGGGTGACAAGTCTTCAAGTCGACGGACATCGTTTACCGACATGAAACCGGCCTGTGTGCCGACGCTGTAAGCAGTCATGCGCGACTGCAAATCGCCACGCAACAAAGCATTGAAGTTGAACTTGATGAAGGCTGCTGGCGTTGGCAATAGTTTGCTATAACTCCACTCAATCTTTTCAAGAATAGGTCTAAGCGTGTGGCTTATGAACTGTAAATTGTTATTCTCAGAAGACGCGTAACTGGATGCACCTGGCACATCCATCATGTGCAACGGAATGTTGAACGCACGAGCCATTTCCTCAACCGCAAAACGGCGGCTGTCTAAGAACTGTGCCTGATCGTTAGGAACGCTAGTCGAAGTGTATTTTGCGCCACCAGACAACACACCGGTCTTATGCGCTTTACGCCAACCTCTGTGTCGACTATCGAAGCCGGCAACTAGGTTAGAAGCCTGTTCCTGTGTAAGTGCGCCTGGATACTCAATCACGCCCTGAGTAGTTGCGCCCTGACCAAAGAACCGAGCAGCATAGGCCTGCAAAGCCGTGGCAACGCCAAGCGCATCCTTCAACTTATTGACACGGCTGATACCTACCAACGAACCAGGTTCAGCCAAATCAATGATGTGAATAACATCATCGGTGGTCAAAGTCTTGCCCTCGTTGCCAACCACAAAAGTCTTGCGACCAATGCTGTCGCGCTTCACCTCAACAGTGTTCGGATCAAGAACCACAAGGTTAACAACCTCACCATTACGGTCACGGAAAACTCGCGTGTAACTGTTGCCATAAACCATTAGAGAAGTGACAAGCGAACCGTAGTGTGCCTGACGGCTAGTGTCCACATCAGGCTGATCGACCCAAGTTGGCTTAGGTCTGTAAGGCTGACGGTCACCGTCAACACGAATAAACGCATCACAAGGCAAAGTGCTAATCGTGTCGCTGATAAGGCTCACCGCCGAAAAGAACGCAACAATCTCAAAAGCGTTCTTGCCATTGATAGCAACACCAGCATTTGACTCAATGCCAGGCTCAATGCCAGTTCCCCAAACAGTCTGGAACGAAACAGCTCGCTGCTCAAACAACTTATTCAGCATTACTTCTGACCTCGCTCAATCGCCAAACCAAACAACAAAATACCAACACCGGCAACAACAATACCCAACGGCAAAAACACCGCGCCGACACCAATGGCTATAAGTGCTGCACCAGCAGCCTGAAAAATTGTGGCAATCATCTACACGCCTTTACATAAAGAACTCAGGAATAACCTGTTCTTCT